ATGAAAAAAGGTCAAAAAGTACGCATCCTGCGTACCAATCAGGTAGCGACAATCGTCGAAGTGGAATTGATTCGTAAAGGTGGTAAAGTACATCAGTACTGCCATCTGAAGGTGGATAAAAAGCCAGACTTGTGGTTGGACGCTTCTGAACTGGGCGGATTGGTGGAAAGGTGCCAGATCACTTTTCATGATGACAGAGAACAGGAATTATGCCTGGATGTGGAACGTGATTACCGCAAGGGGAATTTGAGTATGACATTGACCGGACGGAATCCGGAAAACCTCAAGGAGCATCATGGTATCAATATAGTGATGGCCGAAATGTTATTCAATGGTCTTGGGGCACACCAATCTGATTCTTGATAACCCTCACAGCATATGACGGAAGAAAATCTTACACCATATATTCCTATCGAAACTTTGTTCAAATACCTGCTCAAAGATTACCGTAGGGAGCGGCAGCGCACCATTTATCTGGAGGGGCAAGTCAGAAGTCTGTTAAAGCGAAACGCCCATCTTGAGCAGGAAATAGGCAAAGTAAAGCAAAGACTGCTGAAGAAGATGGAAAGGAGTGAAAAACAAATTGATTACTCGCAGGAAATCAGCCGGCTGAACCAGGCTGTTTCCTGCCGGAACAACACGATAGAGCAACTCAGGAATGAGAATGCCCGACTGAAAAATGAACTCGGTACGTATTTGCTATTTCTCGGTAAGATTTAAGTCCTATTGCTTAATTCCGGAAACAGTGTAATTCGTAACGACAATATACAAAACCTTTATGTACTTTACTCAAGATGATATAAGACGAATCAAGGAAGCCTCTAAGGGCAGGCTCCTTGATGTAATCGGCGATTTCCATGAACTGCGGAAACGAGGTAGTGAATATAAATGCGAATGCCCTAAATGCCATGGACAAGAGAAGTTGCATATCTCTCCAGCCAAACAGATTTTCAAATGCTTCAGTTGCCCGGATATAAAGGGCAAGGAACCGCTGGACTATCTGCAAAGGGCGGAAGACATGCAGTTCCTGGATGCATGCGATTATCTGGCGCGCAAATTCAATGTACTGCTTGATCCGAAGCCAGAGAAGAAACCCTCCAAACCTGCCAAAATGAAAAAACGGAGCAAGGAGGCCAAGGGAGAAAACGTCGATACATTCTGCGCCCGTATGCTTGCCGATAGCGGTCTGACCTATCAGGATGTGACAGCGCATATCTTCAAGAAGGGAGATACACAGAGCATTTTTGAAGCCAAGACTTTCCATCCGGGAACCATTGACGAATATGGCAATATTGTTGATGGGGATGATGTTATCATCGAATATTACGATCTGGACGGTATGCCGGTTACTTACATGCGTAAGTTGCCGGGACGTGGCAAACAGGAGCTCAAGGTCTATTACCGCGTCCGCTGGCAGTTTCCGGACGAACATCGAGACAAGGAAGGAAAGCCGTTCAAATACAAATCTCCTGCCGGTAGCGGAACTCCCATCTACATTCCGGAGCGCATGAGACAGATGTACAAGAGGAAAGAGCAGTTCACAAGGCTCTACATCCAGGAAGGAGAAAAGAAAGCGGAAAAGGCATGCAAACACGATATCCCTTCCATAGCGGTTAGCGGTATTCAGAACCTGGGACAGAAAGGGGCCTTACCGGAAGACCTTGTCAAGATAATCACTGCCTGCGGGGTCAAGGAAGTGGCGTTCATTTTTGACTCGGACTGGAATGACCTATCCAATAACATAAAATTTAATACCCCCGTCGATACACGTCCCCGGTGTTTTTTCTCTGCCGCCCGTAATTTCAAAGAATATATGCGTATGCTGAAGAACCGAGGCATCATGGTGGAAATATTCATAGGTCACATCAATAAGAACAATGAAGGTGACAAGGGACTGGACGACCTCTTGGCCGATAAGCTGGCCGGTCATGAAGAGGAACTGACCAAAGACTTGGAATTTGCCTGCAACGAGAAATCCGGAATGGGAAAATACGTGGAGGTATTCAAAATCACCACATGGAATGATCAGAAGCTGCGGGAATTATGGAATTTACACAGCCATGAGAAATTTGCTGAACAGCACCGCGAGGTTCTGCAGGAACTTCCGGAGTTTATCTTTGGCCGCTATGCCTGGAAGTTTGACGAGGACGGCAAACTGGTATCCGCCCTACCCTATGATGAGGATGAGAAGTTCTGGAATGAGGATTACAAGGAAACGAACGGTAACAGGGTGCCAGTATTTGAGTACGATTATGTGGCCGCTAAGACCTTTTTTCAGAACCGGGGCATCGGCCGTTATCGCCTGCTCGATACCAAACTTTGGACATATATCCATCTGGATCCGCCAGTAGTCCGGACGATTGACGTGGAAGACGCACGCGATTTTATGTTTGCTTTTGCCGAACAGAATTGTAGCCGCTTCGTCAACAACCAGCTGCTCAAGGGAGGCTCTCAATATGTCGGGCCGTTCCAGATGTCAAGGCTCGCTTTCATCCGGCCAAATTTCATCTCCCCGTCTCGTGACGAGCAATATTTTTATTTCCGCGATCATTGCTGGCACATCACCCAACATGAGGTCAAGGAAGTGGGTTATGAAAGCATCACCCACCAAATATGGGATGAACAGCGAAAAAATACCGATGCCAAATACCTCGGCCGCCCCCTCATTGTGTTCAGTGAGAAAGATGGCAAGTATGACTACGAACTCTCTCCAGATGGCAAGAAATGCCATTACCTCCAGTTTCTGATCAATACCAGCAATTTTACCTGGAGAAAAAAGCCGGAAGAGATCGAGGAAAGTGAAATCTTTGAAAACAATCTTCATCTGCTTTCAAAGATGTGCGCCATCGGTTATATGCTGATGGAATGCAAGGATGCGAACGTGACACGTGCCGTAATCGGCATGGACGGCAAGCAGTCGGAAGTCGGTGACAGCAATGGGCGCAGCGGCAAATCACTTGTCGGTGAACTGATGCGCCAGGTTGTCGATACAGTCTATATATCCGGGAAACGAACGGACATCTTCAACGACAGTTTTATATGGAATGACATCGACGAACGAACCCGCCTGGTGTTCATTGATGATGTCATGCTGAATTTCAATTTCGAATTTCTGTTTCCCAACCTTACCGGGGACTGGACTGTAAACAAAAAAGGGGGTGCACGTATCACTTATCCTTTTGCCAAGTCACCGAAAGTATATATTCCTACGAACCACGCTATCCGCGGTACAGGTTCCAGTTATACTGACCGACAATGGCTGATAGCATTCTCCGATTTTTATAATGACAAGCACAAGCCCATGGATGATTTCGGGGTACTGTTCTTTTCCGAGTGGGACTTCACCCAGTGGAACCTGACCTGGAACATGCTGGCCAACTGCATACAGCTCTATCTTAAATTCGGGGTCGTGCAAGCACCAGGCGAACGCCTGCAGCAGCGTAAGCTAAGGCAGGAGATTGGCGAGACCATCATATCATGGGCGGACGAATACTTCAGCAGCGAGGAACACTGCCGTCGTACTCCCCGCAAGGAGATTTATGATAATTTCTGCAATTATGATCCACAGCAGCGCAAGTACATCACTTCCACCGCCTTCAAGGACAAGATAAAAAAATATTGCGAATGGAAAGGCTGGATATTCAACCCGCACAAGTATGATGCCCAAAGTGGTCTGCCCCTCTTTCTGGACAAGGATGGGAAACCGGTCATAGATGACAAATCCGGAGGAGTGGAGTATTTTACCATAGGAAAGACTGCCGGAGAACAGGTAGCCGGGACTGATCCGCATAAACTACCGGTTGGTAATCCGGACAATAAACTTGCATTCTGATGGACGATACATATTCCAATATCATGGCCAGGCTTATACCACTCTACGAAATGGCACCTGAACGTTTCATGGCATTTTATGATGCGGTGTATTTGATATGCGTTGATTTACCGGAAGGCTGCCGATTCCGTATCTCAGACCGTTGCCGGGAAAAGGATCTGGAACTATTCCGGGACATTGTGAAGACTCTCATCTCGGAACAGCCTTATGACAAACATACGGGGCAATTGGAACTGTCGGATGATATGGAGTATGTACAGCGGACAACGGGCTTTAAACCTTCCGGAAACCGCTTCACCCCGAAACAGAAAAGAGAATAGACTACACCAATTTAATATGATGTAAAGATACATATTTTCAACGAATTACGCAAACAATCATGCTAAAAAAAGAGCACAAAATATTAGTAGTCGTTTCTCCGGAACCGGCTGAACGAAAGAGGCTGTTGAGCCGCTTGGCAGTACGGCTCGGTTTCGCCCTTATTCCTTCGGATGCAGCGAAAATCATATCGAACGACATCTACGACATAGATCTGGCAACAGCCTATTTCGTTTTCTGCAGCAGCTATAATTTTCGTGGAGCCGTACTCACTAACCAACGTTTGTATGAAATGGCCGCACAAGGCTTGTGTGTGGCTGTGGGAGTACGTTCCATTCCTCGTGAATATGAATTCATTTGTAAAGTATTCTATCCGGAAGATTTTCCATGATAGCGGGTCATTGAAAACACAATACGGAGTATTCTTGAAAGTGCATATTGAATCCTTGCCTACATCCGGATGTGCGTAAGTACAGCCGGATGTTACTTTTTCTTTCGCCCTTCCCCCTTTCCCCCAACCCGTCAACAATAACAATTCGGACAAACGTGCATGAAAGGCAGATACAGACGCAGCCATTCCGAAAGGGGTATATTATTCTTTTTTTTATTCTTCTTTTTAAAATGGACTACCTTAAAAAATAGAAAAAAAATCGTGCATTTGTACGGATGTGCAATATTCACCACACAAAATACTGATATACAAATTATTATAATCGCACAAAATCCGTACAATTTATGCACGAATAGCGCACGAATTGCACTTTTCTCAAAAAAATGCCCAAAAGTACGCAAACAAAAGATTTTGTGCGATTTCGTACGTCTTTTGTACGCATGTAATAAACTGATATTTAGCCATATAATAAAATATACATGTACAAAAGTACTGCCGCACGATTTTTGTACTATATTCGTGCAAGGGCTTGGTTATATTCTTGGTATTTTGTATATTTGTGTAAAAATCAACTATTTAAATGACAAAGAAAGACCGATTCGTCTGCTGGCTTCCTTGTAAACCGTATGTCAGGCAGTTCTTGCTGTATAATTTCAACGCTCCGGATGATACATGGAACGAAATAGTCAACTTGTCATCGGATAAGGAGCTGCAAAATGATTTCCTTTCCCGGCTGTCAAAACGTGGCCGCTATGAGAACAGATACCGGAACCTTTACCGTTATACAGCCAATGTGGCGGTGGAAATACGTCGTGACGATTTTTACCGCTACGGATGGGCTTTGTCAAACACTGAAGTGGTGGCGTTCGGCAACAAGGTGGAACGGCGCATCAAGCAGATGCTTTTCCTCTATCTCGATACTCATGTGAGTGTGGGAATTCCACTCTCAGCCGCTATCCGTAACTTTCAGAACAGTTTCGGATTCGATGAGGACACCTGGCCATACGATACCATCCGCAGGGAATATAACCGGCATGGCTATCGAAAAACAGTGGAGAATACCACTATTTTAGATTTTATTAACCGTATAATCTTGGGGAAGTTGTCCGAGTTTGGGACAATTTCCCAGCAAGGAAAATTAGCCTATGAAAGTAATAAACTATGATTTTGAAAACATCGGGGGCTTATTGCAGGTGATTGCTGTTCCTCCGAGTTCATTTTTACAGATTCGCAGGGATTACATTGCTGACTTGAACTATCTGGAGCTTTGCAATCCGGAAGAGATTGTTTCCATACCGGTATATGCCAATGATACTTATATATATAAGGAAGATAAGGAAGTAAACGATGCAGGAGATTGTTGGAATGTGTCGGTTGAAGGGATTATTCCGAAACTCTCTTCTATGAATCACCGGCTGATAGAATCTTTGGAGCGTGGTTTATGGTATGTATTGGCAGTGGACGGTAATGAGCAGATACATTGGTGCGGACAGGAAGACGCACTTATGTTGTTCTCCACAAACAAGACAACCGGGCAATCGGTATCCCAGCGGAACGGCACATCGTTCACGTTCACTTGTATTCAAGATGAACCTACAATTTATATAGCCGGATTGGAAGGTTTGGAAAGATAAAAAAGATGTTTATTTCGTGTTTGACGGTATCCAGTGTCCTTGGGTACCGTTTTTTTTGCGCTTTTCTTTGCACAAAAAAGTTATATGAACGAGACGGTTATCACACTATTCGGCAGTATTGACCGATATTGGTACAATAAGAATTATCTGAAATATTTTCTGGACAAAGCAAAAGGCCAACCGGTACGCCTGAAGGTTTCCAGTCCGGGCGGTGATGTTGCGGAAGCGGTCGCCATGGCAAGCCTGATGGCCGATCATGGTAATGTGACAGTGGAATTCATCAGTTTCAACGCTTCGGCGGCTACCATACTGGCGTTCGGTGCCAAGTCCATTGAAATGCACGAGGACGGCATGTGGTTGGCACATAAGTGCAGCCTGGGAATTGACATTTGGGGACACCTCAATGCTGATCAGATTGAAGACGCTATCAAGGAGCTGCAGAACAAGAAGAAAAGCGCCGAGGCTATTGACCTGATGATTGCACAGAAGTATATCAACCGCAGTGGGAAAAGTCTGAAGGAGATTATCACCCTAATGGAAGAGGAACGCTGGATGCCCGCAACTGAAGCCAAGGAATGGGGATTCATAGACAAGATTATTCCCGGCGCTCATAAAAAGCCGCAGGTAACCAATGAAATAACCGATTGCTTTACCGCGCTTGGTCTGCCGTTGCCGGTTATTGCATCTGAAAAGGAATCGGAACCGGAAAGCGGTGACAAGAACCTGGTCTCCCAGATTATCGACGGTATCAAAGGGCTCTTTCCTACCTGTAACAAGACTAACATTTCTAATTCAAATACAGTTGTTTCCATGCGTAAAGAATTTACTTTCATCAACCAGATCCTCAACTGTGAAGGTGTTGAGGAAAAAGACGGTAATATATCGCTTACCGTAGAGAATCTGCAGGCCATCAATGATGCCGTCAAGGCTGCCAATGATGCGAAAGCCAAAGCAGAAAACGATCTGGCGGCTGCCAATACCGCCAGAGAAACAGCCGAAAACAGTCTGACAGCAGTCGCAAATGACCTTGACAGCCTGAGTGACAGTGTCAAGAATGCTGTCGATAACAAGGCCAAGGTACAGGTTATTCGTGATATTGTCGGCAAGATACCGGGAACAGGTACGGTCAGCCATCAGGAAGCGAATGCGGACAATAAGTTCGCGGACATTGCTACGGACCCTATCAACAGTTTTGAGAATGAATAACATTTAAACTATTCTATTTATGGATTTTAAAGCACCTATTGACATTACCGCCGTTCTGACCGCGGTAAAAAAGCACAAAGACATCCTGAAGGCGGTCGACAAGCTCGATGCTTCAGAGGTATTGAGACATTTCACGCCGGTACCGGGTATTACGGACTCACTGGAACTCGGTAAGGTGGAGGGCGGAAGCATCTCCGGAAAATATACCGGCAAGTTCACAGCCGGGAAATATCTGGGTAAGATTGTTCCCCGCCGTTTGGTAGTGCGTCCCGTTGTGATGGAGATGTCCGATGAACCGGAACGTTATCGCCGTACCTACATTGCCGAGATTCCTGGTACACTCCGCAAGGAACACCCGTTCGAACTGTGGCTGATTAACCATGGACACGAACTGGCATCCAATGACCTGCTGTTTGCCATTTTTACGGCAAAATACAGTGCAGATGAAGAAAAGACAGACATTCAGGACTCTTTCGACGGTATCGGCACCATCATCACCGAAGGCGAGGCAGTCGGAGACATCTCAAGTGCTGAAGGGAACGTTTATACTACGGGTGAACTGTCACGTGCCAATATCGGAGAGAAGCTGCTGGAGATGTGGCGCAACATGCCGCGTACCTTCAAACGCAAAAAGAACATCAAGATGTTCATCAGCGATGATATTGGTGACATGTACGATGACTGGCGCAAAGATGAGGGCACCATCGTTATCGGACTTAAGGAAGACACTTCCGATACGCAGCATCTTCTGGGTTCAAACAACCGTTGTGAGTTGGTACGTGTTCCTAATCTTCCCGACGGCAGCCAGTTCGTCATGCTGACCACCAAGGAGAACGTATGCTACGGTTTTGATAAGGAGAGCGACTTCAAGTCCATCAAACCGTTCATGTCCGGCAATCCCTACACATTCGATGCTGCAGGCAAGTATGTAATCGGCTTCCAGTTCGTATCCGTCCACAAGTCCGAGTTCTGTGTCAATGACCGTCCGGTTGATCCTGAAGGAACCAATCCGTTCGGATACATTGAAGTAACCATTACGCCGGATGAAGCGGCCAACAACGGTGGAAAGTGGCGTATTCAAGGCGAGGAAGTCTGGCGCGATTCCGGTACGTATGTAGCTGTTCCCGGTGGAAAGGAATATACCGTCGAGTTCCTGGAAGCTGCCGGATACACCACTCCTGTCGTGCAGAAAAAGACACCCGCTGCTGGCAAGGTGGAAAAGGTGACGGGTACCTATGTTGTTAAATCTGAATAAATCCTGTGACTATGGCAGAAGTAGACCCTAAATTATGTATTGCCCTTGATGATATCAATGAGGCAATGGACTGCGAAAACCAGGATAACATGGGCGGTATCATACCGTCCGTTATCTTCGGTTATCATACGGATGTAGCCACGTGGCCGGACTATCCGAAAAAAACGGAATCCCCTCTATCTCTTGAAGAAGCCGGTACATTGGTCGGTGATCTTGTTATGAAAGAGAACTGTCGTGCATACAAGATGGATTTCACTGACGAATTGGCCGAATTCAAGATTACCGACCAGGGAGAAAGCGGCGGTGAGTCATTTTTGATGGACCTGAATATCATTTCTGCCAAAATGCGGAAAAAGATCTTCGGTTTTGAGAATGCCACCAAAGGACGCAAGATGTTCTTTATCGTGACCGACAATAACGGCACGAACTATCTGATGGGCGACAAGCGCCGCGGTGCTCTTCGTGCATCGGGTGACGGAGCCACCACCGGGGCAAGTTCTACCGCTCGTAACCAAAACACGCTCCATTATACTTTTACAGTGCCACGCAAATGTGTGTATGAAGGTGATATGGAAGACATTCTTACTGTAAAGGCTGTTCCTGGCAGCTAAATTTTTCGTTTCTTCATTTAGTAAATTGTTTATGTCCGTCTCCGGATTCTTTCCGGAAGGCGGACATTTTGTTTTGTCCTATCATAGCAATAAAATTCGCAACACCTTTGTATAACGTTAATATCAAGAATCATGGCTGAAATTACAAATGCTTATATCGAAGCCCGCAGAGAAGGTATCGCCTGGCTGAACTCTGCTAAGAGAGAATACAATACTGGTGTGGCTATCCTTGCTAAATCAGGTTACAAGACAATCGTATCATCCAAACTTGCTAAATTAGGCGAAAAGCCGCATACCCGCGAGAAGCTGGAGTATGAAATCCGTCAGATGATTAAGGTGTGGTACCATCCCGATGATCCGCGCTTTGAAGATGTGGATTTGGCGGATGATGCCGTAGAGGGCAATGACGGACGTTCCGAGACGGTTCCGGAAGAAACCGCGGCAGCCATCGTTGCCATTGCGGAAAATGAACTGGCACGTGAGGCAGATGAACAGCCTGCTTATCCGCCGGTTATTGTCAAAATCATCTATGATTTTCGTGAATGCTATAACGAGCGTTCACGCCAGCACCGGTTGCTTGCCGAACTGGGTGAAACCAATACGCAGGCCGTATGTGCAGAGCGCAAGGATATTGTCGCCCGTATAGGTTTTCTTTCCAAACGCATGACCTTGCTGGCAGCCATTAAAAGGCAGTTTGAACAAAACAAAGAACTGCCGACTGAAGAGCAGCTGGACGAACTTTATAAAAAAGTGAATGCTGCTGAAGAAAAACCGGAAAAGGCAGATGAACAGACTGATATTAGTTCCCTTTCCGTTGAAGAACTGAAGAAAGCAAAATCCAATGCCAAGAGTAAGATAACCAAAGCAAGGAACATGCTGCTGTATTCCTCGGAGAGCAAGCCCAAGGACGGCAAAGAAAATCTTCTTCCTGATTGTCCGAAACGTGTGAAATACGAAAAGAAGGTTGCCGAACAGGAAGCACTGGTGGAAAAGATAGAATATCGTTTGGCAGAACTGCAATAGGTTATGCTGGTCTGTTGCAGTGAGATTGAGAATAAGATGATGCCGGCGGATGATGCAGTAAGTCCTATACAGGGAGACCGATACCCGACAGGCTACATCCGCCGAACGGATGCGGCAGTCTCCGACCATGACCGGGTTGCGGAGAAACTGCTGCATCCGGATGCTTTGGGAATGCTGATACCCGGCAAGGACAAGCATTTCTATTCCTCAGGAGCGTTCAACCTTATTCAGCTGATTTTCTATATTCTGAAACAGACCGGTCCGGCACATCTGTTCCTTACGACCTATTCCATTTCTATGGATAGTATTGCGGCGCTTCGCCGTAAGATGGAAACGGGTGAACTGTTGTCTGTACGGTTTCTGATAGACAATCGGGTACGCAGTATCTCACCCAAGCCATTCGATTACCTGGTGACTGCATTTCCGGACTGTTACCGTTGTCTGGCCTTGCATGCGAAAGTGGCGCTGCTGTACAATGAAGAGTGGAAAATTACCGTAGTAGGCAGCCAGAACGCTACCCATAATCCGAAGCTGGAACGTGGAATTATTCATACCGGCCGGGATATTTTTGATTTTGACTTTAAAATGCTGAATGATGAATTTGACGCAGCAGCAACGTGAGGAAATAGAGAAAATGGCCTATCGCCTTATCCCACCGGGGATAATCGCAATCAATATTGGTGTGGATGAGACAGATTTTCTTACAGAACTTCGTACTCCGGGTACTGGAGTACGGGTAGCTTTTTATCGTGGGCACATTCGTCAGATGATCGAAGTACGGGAGGCTATCATCAAGTCCGCCATCAACGGCAGCAATCCGGCACAACAGGAATTGATCAAGTTTTTTAAATCGCAACAGCAGTATCTTGAGTATGAATAACAACCATCTGACGACATCTAAAAGCAAAGCCGCACTGGAGGAACAGTCATACGAACTCATCCAGCAACACATCATTGATCCTGAAAACAGTCCGTTACCGGAGTATTTGCAGGTACAGTGTAACCGGGTGTTACAGATAGCTCGCCTTTTGGACGATTATCCAAACGAGAGCCATATTATAAATATCATGCTGGCAAAATACCGTATCTCGCGTACCCAAATACGTAAGGATATCGCTTTGGCAAAAGAACTGTTCAAGACGCAGCATCAGTTTGACTGGGACTTCTGGTTCGCTTGGATGATCAAGGACCAAATTCAACTTATTCGGGATTGCAAGCTCAAGGGCGACCTCAAACAATGGAACAATGCCAAGAAGGTGCTGCACCAGATGATTGGCGAGAAGCCGGCTTCGGTTGAGGACCCGCGCCGCATGGAGAAAAATGTAATTAATATCCAGATAAACAATATGGGTAAAATGGTAAACATTCCGCTGAATGCCATCCGTAATCTTTCACAGGAAGAGCAAAAGGTTTTGGTGGATTCGATGTACACGCCTATCAATGATATACAGGCAGAAGAAATAATGAACTCATAAATATATGAAAATATGATTGATACATTGATTGTTGCAATTGTGATGTGCATTGATACCTGTAACCTCTCACCGGTACAGTCTTCAATTCATTCCGCATTTCGTGAACTGAATATAAAAGAGGCTGTTATCCGGGCGGTAGAAGATACCCGACAACGGGAGCAGAAAGCCGGTAAACCGTACTGGCATGTAAGAAATTATTTGTTTGTCAATTCAAAATTCAGAAAGCATTATGAAGAAATTAACCAATAAACGGCTTATCTCTTACCTGGTTGACCATAAGCATATTGATATGGTGTCGGTCAGCAAAACGCAGATTGTCTGTACCGTATCTTCTAAGTTCAAACCGGATGAAGTGCCGCAGTTGCTTGCGGACACCGGACAATCCATGCCCCGTATGACTTCTTCCGAGGGTATGAACTACATTGTATTCCCACGCTATTGATACGCCGGTACAATGGACGAAAACGTTTGGGAAGAGGTCATCAAGGTCAATCCGGCACAGGCGGCATTTCTGGTAATGCCGTACAGAAACGGGTATGTCATCTATTCACGTGCAACGGGTAAATCATTCATTACCGGTGCTGTGATAGATGACAATGTCCGGCTGATGCCTCGCGGCATTACTACACTCACCCAAGCCACCATCGGGCAGGCGCTCACCAAAACACTGCCCTCAGCCTTCAAGATGCTGGAGATGCTCGGTTACAAACAATGGGATCCGGTCAGCAAGACCGGTGATTATGTGGTTTGCCGCCGTCCCATTGAGGGGTGGTACAAGCCCTACGAACACATCATGTCTTATGAATACAGTATCAGCTTCAGCAACGGGCACATGCTCTATATACTTACCCAGGGCGGTAACAGTCGTGGTCCGAATGCCGACTACAATATCACCGATGAAGCGCTGACGCTTGACAAAGAGAAGTTCGACCAGGAGGCGGCACCGACCAACCGGGGTAATGAGCATATCTTCGGACGTAAATCGGAGCATCCGGTATTGAAGCATCATGGCAATACTTTCTTATCTTCCATGCCTTATACTCCCGAACAGAAATGGCTGCTTGAACCTGCCGGATATTATGAAGAGGAACGAGATATCCGGTTGTTCGATGTTTGGAACAAGATTGTGCGGTTACAGATGCAGCTCATTGACGCGCGTACTGCCGGTGATGCAGGACTGTTCAAGGAAATCTGGAACGAGACCGTCCGTCTCCGTCAAAGCATCACGCCGTTCGTCTCGCGGGACGGCACGCTGTTCATCCTCGGTTCTATCTTCGACAATATCGCCAATGTGGGTATGAACTATATCCTGAACCAGTATAAGGTGATGGACAAGCTTTCCTTCATGATCGAGATCCTGAACTACATGGTGGATAAGATTGACAGCTGCTATTATCAGCTGGATGAACGGCATGTGTACTACAATGCTACCAATGATGACTATATACGAGATTTTGCCGAAGATACCAACTTCGACTGGAAACAGCTGGGCACCAACGATGACAGTCGTCGTGACCTGGACTGCAATCCCAACCAGCCGATAGAACTGACTCCTGACTGGGGTTCCGCCGCCTCGTTCCTGGAAGTCGCCCAGGAGCGCAACTATGACTTCGTAACAAAACTGTTGACGCGTGAACCGGTAGATAACAATATCAACGAGTTCTTCGTCAAGCGTGATGAAGAGGATGATACAATGGTGAACGCGCTGATGGATAAATTCTGCCACTACTACCGTAACCATATCAACAAGCATCTGCATTACTATCGTGACCGCTACGGCGATGCACGCCGCGCCAACAATAAGAAATCCTACAATGAACTTGCCATCGAGCGCCTGGAGAAACAAGGCTGGACGGTAGAACAGCATACCCATGCAGGTATGGAACCGCCACAACATGACAAGTACCTACTATGGGCTTCCATCCTGGCAGAGAAGGATGAACGGTTCCCGAAGAAACGTTTCAACGGTTCGAAATGTAAATACACACTTATCTCCATGAACAACACGCGTGTCATCGAAGATCGTGAAGGACGTTTTGCCAAAGACAAACGCAGCGAACGCAACCAGTCCATCCTTCCTGAAGAAGCGACACACTTCGGTGATGCGGTGGATAAGCGTGTATGGACAAAGTACGGACATCTGCTCAGACAGGCTTACGGATTCGTGGATGCCCGTATCTGATTTTCCTTACATACATTCGCAACAGCAATCGCAATATATATGGCAGGACTCGCAACGCCTGCAACGGGAATCGCTGCACTTTAGGACAGGACATCGTGTGCAGGACTGGCCGAGGGGGTATCCTCCTTGTCATATTTCCTTACTTTTTGCGCTTTTGTTTGCGTTTTTGGATAGGGCGCGGTTGGCAGAAACTTATGTTTCTGTTTCCATTCGGATGGAAAGCGGAGTGTTCTATGTTCATCTTTAGGGGAATATCTTTTTAATAACATTCGTTAACCATTTCCATGGCGCGCAAAATCCATACCGAAAAAGCAGGCGATAAATCTGTTTTCTTGATACGGATTTTGCGCGTTTCGGCAGTAAGAAGCAGCGGCTTCTTATATCTGTTCGCATCCATGCAGGGTACACCCGGTTTTGCCCATTCAGAGGAGAGACCGGGCAGAGCGGTATAGTTTTCAACTATGTATTGCGGCTGTTTCCTTTTCTGATTGTCGCCCTTTATTCTGTCTCCTATCACCACGCAGTTTCGCTTTTTTGAGCTGCAAAGGTAAATGTTGACGTCACTGGCTCAAGTTCAGGCTGGCGTTTCATAAAAAATCTCCACCCTTTGGGTCGTATTCAAGCTGTTCCCGTTTTCTGAAAAACTTGCTCTTGCTCCTTACAACACCTTTTGATGCAGCGTAAAAAAGGCGAAACATACCGCGTAGCGACAGGCGACGCAGAAAAAAAAAGCTCCAATCAGGGAAACAGCCAATTAGATAAGGCTCACACCCGGAAGCTCAAGGTTCAACATAAAATTTACAGCATTATGAAAACATTCACTTACAAACAGGCTATCGAGGTTTTGAATAAGCATTTCCAAGGATACAAGGTGCTAAGAAAGTTTGACGGTATCAGAGAACTAAGTATTCTTTTTCGGGATGCAAACGGGAAAAAGTGGGAATTGCTTTCAACGGCTGACCCTTATTTTCAGACGGTAGAGGATTTTGTAATCATAGAGGCGTAATATAAATCATTAACTATTAACTTTTTAAATTTTAAAGACATGGAAAAAGAAGTGAAAACAATCGGTGAAGAAGTGACAAAAGCAGTTGAGACAATGAAAGAAACGGGTAAGACGGGAAAATCAGCCCCTAAAGAACAACCTGCCAAAGAAGAGAAGCCGACCGATACACCAACTAAAGGTAAGGGAAAAGGTGCAAAAAAGGATGAAGCGGCCAAGCTGCAGGAGGAGATAAACCGCAAAACGAAAGAGTTAGAGAGATGTTTGGCCGAACTCGAAAGGAAAAAAGAAATTTCCCGCCAGCGTACTGCATTCATCAACGCTATGGATAAATTGGATGAAGCGGCCGACAAATTGAAAGAAGAAAATTCCTTTGAAACAGCACTTTATAAATTGCGGTTTATGGAAGCTTCGAGCTACGGTAATAACAACGACATCTTTACGATTTCCAACCGCTTTTTATTAGAGGAATTTACCAAGTTTATGAAAAAGAAAATCCAGTCTAAAATCGAAGAGTTGGAGCAGCTTTTAATCAGTGAGTAATAAGTACAGGATAGCCCGCTTTCGGGCGGGCTGTCTCTGATAAAATACGGATATATGGAAACTTTATTTGATAATGCTTGCCGCTACATGAGCGACAGCGAACTGATATACGAGATAACAAATAGTAAGAAACTTGTTACCGAAACGGAACAGAACAGCGGGCAGTACGATTTGAACGGTTTATTCTCCTCGTTGACGCCCGGCCGTAAAAAAGTGGCTACGGTTGAACTGTACAAGCGGCTGCAAAGCAGGTATAACGGGCAGGACGTTATCTGTTGCAGTCAGGATATTAATGCACTGATGCAGCCGTTTTTGTGGGATTTGCCGAATGAGGAACTTTGGATTCTGGCTTTAAATAACGCTTCGCATTTGATAAAGAAAGTACGGATGTCAGTTGGTGGCATAAGTCAGACGGCAGCGGATGTAAGGCTAATCATGCGTATATTGGTGGAAGTATCCGCAACGCAGTTTGCGGTTGTACATAATCATCCGAGCGGGAATAACCAACCCAGCGGAAATGATAAACAGGTAACAGAGAAATTGATACAAGCGGGTAAGGTGTTTGATATTAGACTGATAGACCATGTTATAATCGCAGGTGATACTTATTATAGCTTTGCCGATGAGGGGCGCTTATAGAAGTGGAACGGGTGCGGGGCGGCACCCGCTTCCGTTTGCTCGCACACTCACAAACGGAAGCGGGTGTAAAGAGGTGTTTTTTATTTCTTCGTTCCTTCAACCACGAAGGGGATTTTTTGTCCTATGATGACAGATGGCAGGATTCTATCTTTGTAACAAAAAAGAGATATGATACGTTTTCTTACAAAATTCGTCGGTACCTACGGGTACGATTCACTGAAGGAATTTTTTCTTTCGATAGCTCCGAGCTTCAAATATAACCTACAACTTCCGGCTATTTCCTTCAGTGCTGTTACCGCGATCGTCAGCGAGTCTATAGGTATTACTCCATTGCTGGCAATGGCCATGTTGGTGGCGATTGTTTCTGAGATGTGGACGGGTATCCGGGCAAGCAAGGTTCAGGGCATAGGTTTTGAATCTTTCCGCTTTTCCCGGTGTATCATCAAGTTGTGCATCTGGCTGGCCATCATTTACATTATCCATTCTTTCTATCTGGAAAGCAAGGTTATGGCGGAAGGTGACGTTGTCATGCTGCTGGCTACCGTATTCTTTTCTATAACCAAAGTGTTTGTTATGACCTGGTTCTGCGTGGAGCATGTGACCAGCATATTGGAAAACCTTGCCATTATTGACGGTAAACCGAAGGATGCTCTAATTAAACAGGTGGAAATATTATGGGTGGCAGTTACGGACAAATTCAAAAGGAAGGTTGATGAGACGGAACGTTAAGTGCATATTCCTATGTGCGGTTATCGCACTTCTTGCCGGTTGGACGGGACATTGGTTAGGTTCCCGCTCCCGGAGTATCGTTCGTGTTCAGGAAACGGTTATCCGCCATGATACAATACGTCCCGCGGTGCCTGAACCGAAAGTGATTGTCAGGGAAATACCTGCAGATGTAGATACGGCGGCTATATTGACCGACTATTTCCTGGAGAAGCAGTACCTTGATACAATTATTGAACGTCCCTATCTACGGGTGGAATTGACAGATGTAATATCCCGTAATACATTGCTTGACCGTACGGTAGTGGTGGATTACAGGCAACCGGTTATCTACAACAATGTCTTAGCATTAGGCTCCTTACTGGGGCCTAATAATTGTATTGTTCTGGCAGGGTATCGCCGTAAATCCTGGGAGTTTAAGGCCGGATATGATTTATATAATAGGTCTGTTGTGGTTGGTTTATCGAAAGATTTGTGGAGATGGTAGCCAATATTACTGATAATTCGTATGTGTTTTCCTATGATATGCCGGACATCCGCATCACAGGCGTACATGGGAAACTAAGCCTCCGGATGGTGATTGACGGTCAGGAAGCGCTTTCAGAAAACTATTATCCGGATAATAACAATGCTGTTATTTTTTGTGATCCCGGCGACATCATCAATGAATATTTCGTACATCCGGAACTCACCAATGATGATGTTTGGATTGCATTATCTCCCATGACGGTACAACTTTTCCTTTCGGATAGTGAGACTACTTCCAACTACACGCTATACGTATTTCATTCCAGATATCATGTCTCTTTTGAACCGTTGACTGATTTTATGTTCTATTCCCGTTACAAAGTCAAACGAATCAGGCTGGGTAATATTGAATATCTTTCTCTCTTCGTTTCGGAAAAGACAAAAGTATCTTTGGATGTTATCTATCTGGAATCAGGTAATAGCATCAAGAAAACCGTCGAACTGAAACTTCCTGAAGCAAACCGTATGGCGGCATATAATGTAAGCCCGGTCAGAGTAAGCGGCCTTGCAGATGTACAATATGATGCTATCATATCGTATGACATGCGTATCACAAACGGTACTTTGACAGACCTTGTGAGATATGTTATAGACCGGAGAGGATACCGAGAGACACATCAGTTTCTCTATTATAATATGTTCGGGCTTCCTGAGTCTATTTCATTCTCCGGATTGGTACAATACAGCCCGGAACTGGCAGGTGATATTGTGGATATGGTAAAACAAAAAAGGCGTTTTAATCCCCTCTTTAATGATTTACGTACCGTCAATACCGGTTACTTGGATGAAAACAAATACAAGGCGCTGATAGATATGATAACCTCACCGGTACAATATTGGTATGACCCTTCCTCGCTTCTGATGGAGATTATCATTACGGATATTGACTTTACCCATACGAAAATGAGTAACCAAAGGGTGAACGTGAACCTGACTTTCTGCCCGGCAAACCGGAAATACCATGTATTCGACAGGACTTCGTTTGGCGGCGGAATATTTGACTATACATTTGATGAAACATTTGAATAATATGAAAACAATACGCAGAAATTTGGCTTTGGCCGACATGGATATCCGCATGGACGAACGCGGACACCGACATATCTTCTCAATAAAATTCGTCAGCAAGGAAGGCAAGGTGTATTTTATTCCCCAGGCATACGCATGCGGTGCAGGGCGCATGAACATGAAGGAATACCAGCTTCGGGGCGTGCAGCCCTGTGACTGCAAAGGAAACCCTGAAGGACATCCCTATCCTGTGGATATCGACCTGATACTGGAATATAACAAAATGAAAATCGTATTCTGATGAACATACTGTTTAATTCAAGCGGCATTCCCCTGCTGATGCAGTCCACGTACATATTCGGTGAGACGACGGGAACACCGCAGAAGGAGATGAAAGAGCGTGCCAGAATTCTGGCACCGTATGACCTGTCGAACGCCGGCTATATAGACATTGACGGGGTGAAAGTACGCCCCTGGGGAGATGAGAACGATTTCCCGCAGAAAGCAGCCGAAGAAATCGGGAATACCAGCGTACTCAACACCGGACTGAAATTTCTCCGTAACCTGACACTCGGACAGGGTATCTATCCTTGCAGGGTAAACGGTTACGATGATGCCGGCAATGAGCTGCTGAAGCCCGTTACGGACAGCCGGATACAGGCTTTTATTGCTTCCCGGAATGTAAGACGCTACATGGAAAAGGTACTTCGGGACTATCTGAAGTTCGGTAACGGAGCGGTCCAGTTTGTACCGTCGGCAGCAACTAACTCTTTTGCAGGTATTAATCCGGTCAATGCACTTTATCGGCGCTATTCCGAAATGGATGAATGCGGTGCCTGCAAATGTATCGTTTCCGGATATTGGCCGCAGCGTCCGGACAAGGGAAAATACACCAAGCTGGATGTATTATCCGAATATGATCCGCAGATGCACGCCGAGGTACTGAAGTTTGCCGGAAAAATGAAGGATGGTTTCATCATGCCGGTACGAGATAGCTGGAGTAATGACGACCTTTACGGTATGCCTGTTTGGTGGCCTGCCTATGTCTGCGGATGGGTGGAAATAGCCCATCTTATCCCCCATTTTCTCAAGAAAGCCTATAAGAACCAGATTACCTGGAAATGGCATGTACAGATACCGTATTCCTATTGGGAGAAAAAATATCCGTCCAAGGACTATTCAGCCAAGGAACGTGAGGCGGCCATACAGAAGTACATGGACTCTGTGGAGCAGAACCTTTGCGGCCCGGATAATGCGGAAAAGCCCATCTTTTCGCATTATGCCGTAAATGAAATGAACGGCAGGATTGAGGAAGAATGGAAAATCAAACCACTGGAGAATAAATATCAGGGCAGTGACAATCTACCGGTGTCAGCAGCTGCTAACTCGGAAATCCTGTTCGCCCTGATGGTCAATCCCAATGTACTCGGTGCCGGTATGCCCGGCGGTACATACGCGGGCAACCAGGGAGGCTCCAATATCCGCGAGGCATTCCTCGTGAATATAGCCAATGCGTGGATTGACCGGCAAAATATCCTGGATCCGATTGAACTCTACATAAAGATGAACGGTATGCCGGAATGCGAACTGCGTTTCCGAAATACGGTTTTAGTAACCCTTGATACCGGTAGCGGTACCAAAAAAACGTTGAGCTAATGATATTCAGTGCAAAAAAATGGAACAACGGCAAGGAGCTGAAAGCGGTGATGAAGGTGAATACCGCCACCTCCTTTGACATGATGGAAGCGCCGCTTCGGAATGCTTTCCGGCAATATCTTGTACCGTTATTAGGCGATGCGATGGCGGGCGAAGTGATTGAGATATACAAATTCGGTCCAGAGCCGGATGTACTGGAACAGAATACTGAAGGGGCAACCGAACGGGAAAAGTTAGACAGTCGCTTACTGGAGATTTGCAAGCGGGCAAACGCGAACCTGGCGTTCTGGAATGACTTCGATGAAATCAGTATGCGCATCACCGATGCAGGCTTCCAGCGGCAGAAGTCTGACAACAACGAGTCATTCCAACAGGTGTACAAGTATCAGGAAGATAACCTGCGGACATCATTACGGAACAAAGGGTTCAATGCGCTTGACGAATTGCTTGAGTTCCTGTATGCCCATATAGCGGAATATCCGGAGTTCGCGACCTCACAGGCTTATCTGAACCGTAAATCTGCCATCGTTCGCAGTACCGCGGATGTCAATGATGTCTGTTTTATTAATGGCAGCCGGATTATCTTCCTACGTTTACAACCGCATCTGAAGTTTGTTGAGGAAATGCAGCTTCAGCCGGCTATCGGTGACAAACTATACGAACATCTGATTGACGGGCTGGTCAATCCTTCTGAAGATGAAGGGCGGCGGAAAGATGTGGAACGTCTGCGCCTGGCCTGTTCCCGCTACATTGTTGCGATGGCGGTCAGGCGTCTGTTGATGGAAACGGGCAGCATAACGGACCGGGGACTGTACTTCACTACGGTACAACCGGGAGAAAAAGGCAATGAAGAAAAGAAACCCGTCGATGCGGAACGCATAGCCGTACAGATTCAGAACCTGAAAGCGGATGCGGATATGTACATGACGGCTCTGCTAAGGACGGCACGCAGTTATTTTGCAGAGTTATATGCCGGTGATCCCAGAAGAATATTCGACCGGGACAATGACCATAAACGTACATTCTGGACATGAAAGAGCTTCGCATTGAATACCGCAGTTTCGGCATCCGACGCGAAGTGACGTGTCCGGTACCGGAGAAATGGGAAGAACTGACACCGGAACAGTTTCTGCTCGTGTCGCGGTTGTATCTTCGGGAAATGGATGAGTCATCATTCCTGAAGAAGTTCTATTCCCTACCGTCAGAAGTCGATTCCGACAATTACTGCAGGTACAAGCTTAGCGAGCTTGTGGAGTTCATCAGCGACTGTCGTGTCCGGATGGACCGTTTCATCCTTTCCGATGTGGCAGGACTCAAGGCGCCGGGTGAACGTCTGAAAGGAATGTGCTTTGAGCATTTCATGCACGTGGACACAGCTTTCAACCGTTACGTTCGTGATGGTAAAGATACCTCACTGGACACTTTTGTGTCAATGTTATATCTGAAAGATAACGAATATATTGTCCTACCGACGGGTGGAAAAAACGGCTTATTTAGCCGTCAGAAACCGCTGATATTGCAAAAACGGATAAAGAAGGTGGCAAAGATTGACAGATATGTCAAATACGCCATATTCCTGAACTACGTTTTTGTCAAGAGGTGGCTCTCGAAGGCTTTTCCTTTCCTGTTTCCGCTGGATGGCGAACGGGAACCGGAAGACAAGCAAAAGAAGCCGGCTGCACCGTCAGTCAATTGGCTCGACATATTCGACGCCTTTGTCGGTGATGATGTGGCGGTCATGGAGAAATATCAGGCAATGCCGGTAGCTACTGCATTCCGCCTGCTTAATAAAAAAATACGTGACGCTCAAAAACAGAAAAAATGACATTTTCAGAGTACATAGAGAATTTGGCCGAAAGACACGTTGACATCCGGCACAAGGAGAATGGCGAGGTGCACTTTCTCTCATCCGAGAGAGAAAAGCATACGGCATTGGACAGTGTGCTCCATTATCCAGCGGTGATTCTGGATCGCGGTTCCGGATTCGGTTACGGCGGTGGTCCGGGAGCGTACCGGAAAGAACGTGATTACCTGCTTTTTGTTGTGGAGCATGTATCCGACACTTCCGATTATATACAGATAGAAACAACAATTGACAAGTGTGAGCGTATTTTAGATGAATTATTCAATCAGTTGCTCGAAGACAAACAGAAGAAGCGTTACTGGCTTTCCTTTTCATTGGAAGAGGTGGAAGCAGACTATGTGACAAACAATGACAACCAACTTTATGGAGTGGTTGCGGCAATACATATGTCACAATCCTATGTGGCTGTAAATTGTCGGAAAGCATTTATATAATATGGCAGATACGATTGAGATACTTAAAGAACTGGCCCGGTATATACGATATGCCACCCGGGAGAATGAAAACACCTCAGAACGTGTAGGACGTACGTTCGTTGGTATTCTTAATCTGATAAAAGACCTTGAGAATATCTATCTACATAAGAACCAACCGGACCAGACATCTTTTCTTGTATCTTTTTTGGCAGGTGCAGTGTTCGGTAAGGCAGGTTTTGCTTCCGGACTGACTGGTTTTGGTGCCAAAATCGACGAGAACGGTAACGGCGAAATGGAAAGCCTTATTCTCCGTAGATTTCTTGAAGTTCCAGAGTTACGCTATAACCGGATCTCTGTCACACTCGGTGATAAGTGGAATGCTCCGGGCGCAGGTATTATCGAGCAAATAGAACCTGATATAGACGGGGACGGTAACTTACAGATGACCGGAACCGGATATCTGAAGCTTGAGGAAGGAGAATACGGTGCTATTGATGTAGGTGACATTTGCATGGGTATCTTTCACAGTGAAAAGGCAGAAGATAATGCTACTGCAGACAGTGATGACAGTTGCGGCAACTTTCAATATGCGGGTTTCTATACTTGTTATTTCACCATCACCGAAATAACCGGAAGTAACAATAAGCAATTCAGATACCAGCTTCGTCCTGTCAGCGAACGCTGGAAGTTGACTTTCCACCCATGCCAGGCTATGCACTTTGTCTGCTATGGTAGCTTTACTAATGCTGATAGGCAGACGTCCACATATACTACGCGCACTTATACCCGTAGGCTTTGGAAACAGAATACTTGGGAAATCTCAGCAGCTAACATCGCTTCCCAAAGTGGTGATTTGAGTAATCTGGCCGTTCATGGTCTGCAAATGTCCGGTTATTCGGAATATGTGAATAATGTCTATTTGACCGGAGTTATCAAACAGATAAAGCCCGATGGTACACCTGTCCTTACAGTCAATGACCGGGGAGCATGGACTACCGGTATGAAGTGTGATTTCTATGATCGTGTGTCATATGATGGTCGGATTTGGCTATGTATCAATGAGGACGGAACAAGTGCGATGCCTTCGAAAGGTAATGTTGACTGGCTGCTTCAGGTGGATAAGGGTGCGGATGGAACTTCTTTTACCATTAAGGATAAACTGGATGATATATCGCAGCTTCCGGCAGAAGGAAATTCTATTGGTGACGGGTATCTTATAGCCGGCCATCTTTGGGTATGGAATGGACAAACATTTGAAGACAAAGGAAGTATTCAAGGTCCGGCCGGACAAAGTGTAAGCGTTCTCGGAAGGTGGCAGACCGGTATGCATGTCCCTTATTTAGGCATCGTAAAGATGGGGACGGCCACATGGATGTGTACGGTTCCTGCAGGAACTGACAACCCTCCTATGTGGACTATTACCGATAAGGACGGTAACCGATTATTGCAGACACAGGACGGTGGGAAAACGTATGGCTATATATTGACCGGAACCGAGAATTCCACCGAGTATATAATGATAGCTCAGGATGGTACGGATGGTATACCTGGTACACCTGGCAAGGATGGGAAAGTACTCTATACATGGATACGTTATGCTGATGACGCTCAAGGTAACGGAATCAACGACAGTCCCGTCGGAAAAAAGTTTTTAGGGTTAGCTCATAACAAAGAAACCTCAGTAGAAAGCAACGATCCAAAGGATTATCAATGGAGTGATATCAAAGGAGAAGATGGTATCGGTACTCCGGGAGAAGACGGTAAGACTTACTACACTTGGGTCGCATATTCTGATAACGCCGACGGTAGCGGTATGTATCAGCAACCTAATGATACCACAAAGTATATTGGCATTGCTGTAAATAAAGAAACTACTACCGAAAGCACCAATCCGGCTGATTATACATGGAGTAAATTCAAAGGTGAGGACGGTAAACAGGGGGATAGTGTCAGTAACCATGGCCAGTGGCAGACGAGTAAGCATATTCCATATCTGGGTATTGTCCGTATGGGAAATGCTACGTGGCTGTGTACAGTTCCTGCAGGAACTGATAATCCTCCCATGTGGACGGTTACTGATAAGGACGGTAACCGCCTGTTGCAGACACAGGACGGCGGGAAAACGTATGGCTATATATTGACCGGGGAACTCAATACGGCTGAATATAATCTTGTTGCTCAGGATGGTGAAAGCATTAAAGGTGATCCGGGCATACAAGGTTGTATCATTCGCAAAGGAGAATGGAAGATTGGCGTAGAATGGCGCAATGATGAGTCACTCACTTCCGGCACAAGATATCTTGATGTAGCCCTTGTAAGAGACGGCCAAGTTGCCACTGGTTGGAAGGCGTACAAATGTAAAACTACCCATACGAGTTCGCTTGCCAATGCTCCGGGCAATTCTACCTACTGGGAAGAATTCGGGCTTAATACGACAGCTATCTTCACCTCACTTATCATTGCGAAGGATGCGCAGATTGATTTTATGCAGGGGAATCAGCTGCTTATTAAGAAGGATGATGGAGCAGTAACAGCGGGACTTAGCGGAAGCCAATCCGGTGAGAAGATACGGATGTGGGCCGGAAGCCCCACTCCTGATAATGCTCCTTTCCGGGTTACTGAAGGCGGGAAAGTACATGCTGAAAATGCAGAAATAACCGGAGAAGTCAATGCTACGAGTGGTACTTTTAAAAATATCAAATCACCCAATAACTCCTTTGTTATCAAAGAAAACGGAGATATAGAAATTACCGGCAAAGTATCTACATCGGTCAATGGAAAACGTATTGTGATTGATTCTGCAACGAACAGCCTTAGAATGTATGGCTCAGATGATTTGTTAGTGGGTACTATGGATTTTATAGATCATGACGGAGGAACATATCCTCGTATGCAATTGACTCAGTATGCTTCTGGAAATCCAAGATACAATGTATTAATAAGACCTCAACTTATAAATGTTTCAGAAAATAATGGCAATGATTTTTATGATGTCATGATAAATACATCTGGAATAACCTTTTTAAAGAATAATGTGATAACCAAATCTTATCCTAATAGATAATTGTATGAAAGTATTTTATGAAAGCAAATTAGCAAAGTGGCTGCTGTGGCAAGGCTACAGCACCATAACTTTAGGTTGTTTCGTCTTTACCAAGAAAACGAAGGAGGAAATGAAGCAGCGGGTTCTTAACCATGAAGCCATCCATGTGAGGCAATGGGAGGAGTGCATGATTGCTTCAGCGATTCTGTTGACGCTTGTTATGCTCCTTACAGAGTTCACTGTGTGGATATATCTATTGTGCCCGTTGTGGTTCTATCTGCAGTACGGGTTGGAATATGTCGTTTCTCGTGTTTACCATTTTTTCAAAGGTGTACATGGAGCGGACGGGAACAAAATATCGTATGGGAATTCAGCGTTCGAAATGGAGGCAAAATCCAATGAAATGATAGACGGATATCTTGATGTGAGGATACCTTTTGAGTTCTTCAGATATTACGGAAAAATATGATTTTTAATTTACAAAAACGAGATAATAATTAATTGTTAAATTGGGCTGATTTTCATAGTAAAAATGACGCCCCTAAAAAGTAAGATTATGGCAGACAGACCCATTACAGATGAAGGCGTAATA